AGATGGTCCGAAGGTTCGAATCCTTCATACCGCGCCAGGGAAGCCATTAAACCGACGTGTTAGTACCAGCTGCTACGGCACTAGTAGGTGAAACCGTATTTGCAAAAATGATGGTAAGGCACTTCCTACCAATTGTGGACTGTTGGCTTAGAAGCAGCCATCAGCTAAGGAGTTCTAAGTTCTCCCGTGGGTGCGAAATGTATCAAGAGGCTACGATTGTGGAACGCCCTTTTGAGTATGATGTGCCTATGGATAATGGGAATATGAGATTTGGCGTAGCAGCACACCACAAATATTGAGCTGGCCAGAGTAGCGTGCAGAAAGCTCATTAAACACGGGGTTACTACATAGCTCATCTACCATGTGTAGAAGGAGCGGAAAAATCGCTTTGCGATTTTGTTAAATGCGGTGGCGGAATAGGTAAACGCTGCGTCGTGAGACTACGGCAGTCACTTAATTCATGGCCGAGATTGAAAAGATCGCTGACAGCCACTAATAGATGGGAATGTTAGTAGAGATGAAGAGCGAAAAAACGTATGTCATGTAAGGTGCAAATCCTTACCCGCATTTATGCGCCATTGGTGTAACGGTAACATATTAGCCTTCCAAGCTGAGGTTGTGGGTTCAAGTCCCATATGGCGCTCCAATATAGCCCGGTAGTCTAGCGGCAGGACACGTGGCTTTGACCCACGGCGTGTTGGTTCAACCCCAACCCGGGCTGCCATTTTAGACGCCATTGCGCTAAAACAACAGCAATTATATTTTGGCTCCATTTTATTTTTGTTTATAGGGCGTCTAGTAATTATTCTAGGAGGTATTCGGAATGGATAAGATAGAAGAATTTATTAATCGTCGTTTTCAATCAAATTGTGATTGGCTAGAAGGAAATTGTTATTACTTCGCACGCATTCTCAAAATGCGTTTTAAGGGAGAAATTTGGTATGACCTTGTTGAAGGACATTTTCTTTTCCGTAGTTTTGACAAGTTTTATGATTGGAGCGGTTGGCGCGAAGAATATGATTTTAGCAAGCCAGAAACCGTTGAAAATTTAGTTAAATGGGCCGATTACAAGAGAGTTGATCCAGTACACTATGAACGAATTGTGAGGGATGTAATAGAATGAGTAAGTTTTTAAAGAATATTAAGGATTTAGAAGCATTTAAGGCAGCGGTACGCAGTTGTACTGGTGATGTTTTTCTACTGAAGAATGACGGCAGTGAAGAGTTTAATTTAAAGAGTACACTTTCAGAATATCTTGGATTGGCTAGATTAGCTGATGCTCATGGGGATGAATATGAGATTTTTTGTCAGCTACCTGCCGATGAAAGCATTCTATTAAAGTATTTCTTTGAGAGATAATGGAATAGATTTGATGTAAATTTAATACTTATATCATGAAGAACGCCCGCATTTGCGGGCGAATTTTTTATATGGGGTGAAATTAATGCCAAGAAAAAATCGTACAACACACATTAGTGAAATAATACCACCATTTAATGCAGGAGATTTATTTACTTATTTTAAAGATCTTAATAGAATATCTGGTAATGTACCTCGTGATAAACAAGCCCATAAGGTAGCTAAAGCAGCATCAAGTGCTTTAAATTTCTCCGGAGGACAATTAAATGAAGGCACAGAAATAATAGAATCTGCTATTAATTTTTTAGGAAAAGCTGCGGCGTCAGAACAGCAAAAAGAAATAAATGCAATAATGCAATATAAAGAAAAATTAAAAGGAGAATTAAAAAATTGGCAAAATGCTCCCGAATTAAGCGCGCTTATAGATGAATTAGAAAAAATTGATTTAACTCAAACAGATTTTTCTTCTTATAGAAATTTTAGTTTAAAATTGACTAAAGCCATAAATTTAATAAAACAACAACAAGACAATTATATAGCGAGATTAGAAAGAATTCTCAATTCTAATTTAAAACAAAATTTTACAACAAAAGAATTGTTTGGACAACAAATTCAATATAGACTACATGGAGATGTAGAAGGGCTTATTAAAGATAGCATAGGATTATATGTAAAAGAAAGTAAAGGCGCGGAAGATAATGTAGCTAAAATATTACGTAACTGTGTAGAAGATTATTTATTTTCTGACAAAAATAAATTAAACTCATTAAGCGGAACTGATATAGCTGCATTAATGGCTGCTGTAACAACTGATATATCAATATTAGCGCAAGAAGAATTTAATCGTCAACAATTACAATCAGGACAAATACAACAACAAATTACCGCGGATATTGTTAAACAAGTATATGATCGTTATAAACAAGCCACTGACACAGCAATGACAAAATTACAACAAGTATATAATAATGGACAACAAGAAGAATTACAAGAAATTTTAGGAAATATGAAAAAAGCTTTTGGTATCCAAAAAGTGGATTTAGCCGCGGATAAAATTTCTAATTTAAGAAATAAAGCATTAAGCAACATAGAATCCTCCAAAGGACAACAACGTAATCGTGGGGCAAAAGAATTACAAAAAACATTAGCAGGACAAGAAATATTTAATAAACTATTAAATGTTAAAATATCTACTCGCACCAATCAATCCCATGGTAATGTCAAAGAAGGAGTGCGTTCAATTATTAGTAACGCTTTGTTAACTAGAGGTCGTGGTGCAACTGATATGATTTCTTTAGGCTCTATTATTTTAAATGCAGAATTAAGTATGAATTCAGCAAATATTAACAGCATAGGACGAGCAATGAGAAATACAATTGATGAATATGTTAATAAAAATATACTTGATGATAGATTTGATTCATACGCTGAACAATATAGTGAAATGAATGATAAAATTAGAGAATTAATTAACCAATTAAAGTCTATTATTTTACAAGATCCAGAATTAGATCAACTATTTATTTTTCATGAAACAATTAAATCTTATATGAGTGTTGAAGGAGATATAACTTCTAGGGTATTTAATGGCTTTCATGGAGCACAAATGCAAATTTTTACAGCTTTTGATAGACTATATTCTATGGCTGGAATTGCTGATATGCAATTTATGCAACAGGATGAAATTAAAATGATAGCTTTAAATTTATCTAATGGAGCATTAGGCTCGCATAATAAATCAAAATTAGAAGAATATCTTTCAATTTTTGCTGGCTTATTAATGTTTGACGATATTAAAAATATAGCAATTGATACTGCGCTTAATTTAGAAAAAGAACCAGTGCAGCAAGTGCATGTTTACCTATTAAATGATACTTATGTGCCAAGTTCTGTTATTTTAACTAATATATATCAACAATTAGAACAAGGCCTTAATAGTATTGATATAGGAGAAGCGGCAAAAGTACACATTACAACAAATGGAATAGACAATGCTATTGCTGATTATAATCCAAAAACATATGATATTTCTCAATGGCCCGTTTATGCCGAGACAGCAAGAACTTCTACTTTAATAACTATTTTTTTCTTATCTTCATTTGTAAATTTTTTACATGATCTTTTTAATATGTAATTGTGCATTTTAATTAATTTTCATATCACCGCCACCACATATCTCATGAGAAATGAAATCTCATTTATTCTTTTCATGGAGGGGAAGGCCAATGGGGACACAAGCCCAACAAGTATGGGAGTGGATAGGAAAAAATATCTGGCAAATAATTGTTTTTGGCTCTTTATTTATTCAAATAGCTCCCATAAAAATAAATCCTTGGTCTGCTTTAGTTAAATGGATTGGAAAATTAATCACCGGCGATGCGTGTACTAAAATTGACGGTCTAATTGAAAAAGTAAATAAAATTGATGGATTGGTTCAATCGGTAAATAACCTTAAAACCGATATAAAAAATATCAATCAAGAAGTAATGACAAACGAAAAAGACCGCATCCGCTGGGAAATTTTAGATTTTGCTAATTCATGTCATAATGGCAGAAAACATACTCGTGATGAATATCGTCATATAGACAAATTAAATCATAAATATATTCAACTATTAGAAGAAACTAATGATAGCAACGGTGAATTTGAAGCTGAATATGATTATATTAAAGAACTATATGCAGAACGTATTCGTAAAAATGATTTCTTAGAAAATAGGGAGGGATTATCATGAACAATTTTAAACGTTGGATCGCGGCCGCAGGAGTCCGCGCTATAAAAACAGTCGCACAGACAGCAGTAGCAACAATTAGTACAAGTGCTATTATGTCAGAAGTAAACTGGCCCGTTGTAGCGTCAGCATCTTTATTAGCTGGTATTTTAAGTCTTTTAACTAGTATTGCTGGTCTACCAGAATTAAAAGAAGAGGAAGAAGCATAATGCTTCTTCCTTGACTTTTTTTATATTTTGATATATAATATTATTATAGAAATAAAGGAGGATATTCTGTGGAAAAACGAAGTAAAGAAAAGCTAATACCACTCGAAATTTATACAGATGGTTCACTTAAAAAGATGGGACAACGCTCAACTTTTGGAGGCTGGGCCTTTTATGCGTTACGCGAAGGCAATGATTTTTATCATAAATCTGGAAGTGTTGCTATGACAACAAATCAACGAATGGAATTACTTGCTATTCTTGAAGCACTAAAATACGCCCAGGGTATCCGACAAAAAGGAGAAAAAGTAATTATTTATAGTGATTCTGCTTATGCTATTAATTGTTATAAACAAGAGTGGTATGTAAGCTGGCGGACTAACGGCTGGCAAAACTCTAAAAACCAGCCTGTCGCAAATCAAGATTTATGGCAAGAAATTATTCCATTCTTTGATAATTTTTGGTATGATTTCCGCAAAGTAGAAGGGCACACTGGAAATTACTGGAATGAACAATGTGATAAACTCGCGCAATTAGAAGCAGAAACACTAAAAATACATTGGCGAGGTTAATATGAATAATAGTATTTATGAAGTTACAAGAGAAGATTATAAAGGCTTTGTAAATCAAATAAAGCCTGAATGCCGTGATGTAAAAATTGAGGAAATAGGAACAACTCATGTCGCGGCAAAAATATATAGTAAGAAAACCGGAAAATGCCTGTGTAGCCGAGTTTCTTATTCAGTAGACTACGGAGAGCCAGAGCCAGAAAGATATTACATCTTTGAAATGCCAGATGACGATGAGCGGCAGGCTCCCGTTCCAGTACAAAAAATTGTTCTTACTTCCAAAGAAGAAGTTCAAGCATTTTTTGATGCTGTAAAGAAACTTCAAGAGCAGCAAAACAATGATTGAATTATTTCCTAATGTTCCAGGCTACATTAGAGATTTAGCAAAAAATTGGGTTGATTTAGCATTACAGCAACCCAACCCCTTTGAGGGCGTAAAAATGGTTTCTAATTTCGCAAACTCTTGTCAAACAGAAGAAGAAAAAGAGTTTGTAGACTTTTATTTTAGATTAAGATTGGAGCAATTAAGAAATGAAAGTAGTAATGATTAGTGGAAAAAGTATGTCTGGTAAGGATACCGTAGCAAACATTATGAAAGAAAAGTTAGAAAACTCTGGAAAGCGTGTTCTCGTAATGCACTTTGCCGATTTAGTTAAGTATTACGCAACCCAGTATTTTAATTGGAATGGCGAAAAGGATGAGGTTGGCCGCAGTTTGCTACAAGAGATTGGCACAACCGTTATGCGCGGCCGCTATCCAACTTATTGGGCCGAAATAATTGGAAAGTTTATTGATGCTTATACAATTCCAGAGCATAGTTTCTTTGATTATATTTTAATTCCTGATTGGCGATTTGTAAATGAATATGAAGTAGTGTACGATTACGCGGCTATTCAGAATAATGAAACTATTACAATTCGGGTAAATCGTTATGTAAATGATGAGTTATTTATTAATCCAAATATGACAGGAGAGCAACTAATTCACATAAGTGAATGTGAACTTGATAATTTCGCATTTAATTGGATTATAGAGAATTATAAAGGACTTGAAGACCTCGCGGATAGTGTAGATGAAATTATGAAAGAGGAGCATTTTTATGATTGATTATTTCACTAGTGAACCGATGCGTTATTGGGCGCCAGCAAGCTCTATGTCTCCAACTGTTAAACGTCAGCACCTGGAACAAATGATTGCTAGCGGCCAATACATATGGAGCCGCAAGTATGATGGCAATTGGTCTCGCGCAGTTATTACGCCAGAACGCAATGCTCTCCAAACTCGCGGCATCAGTAAGAAAACTGGAACTTATGGCGAAATTCAAAACAAGGTTTTCTTTTGGGAAGATGTAGTAAGGGCATTTACTGATACTACTGTTATACTTGGTGAAGTTTATCTTCCTGGCGGTATTGATAAAGATGTCGGTTCCATTCTTCGCTGCCTTGATCCAAAAGCATTAGCGCGGCAAAAAGATAAGAAACTAGAATGGCGCATTTTTGATATTCTTGCTCTTAATGGTAAGGATATGATGAATTGCGGTGTTGAAGAGCGTGTAAGACTCATTCCTGAAGTAGTTAAAATGATTAATAGCCCACTAGTAACTGGAATTGATTATCACTATATGGATGAAGATTTCTTTGACGATTTAAATAATATTTTTATGGACGGCGGCGAAGGTGCTGTATGCTATAAACGCTCTTCTATTTACATTCCAGGAAAGCGCGGTCCTTCTGCTTGGGAAACCTGTAAGGTAAAACAAGAGATTTCCACAGATGTTGATTGTTTTATTACAGGCATTGAGCCAGCAGCACGAGATTACACTGGCAAAGATATTGGTTCTTGGAATTTGTGGGAAGATGAACGCAGCGGTGAAAAACTGACTGGCGAACTATATGGCGAATACCGTAATGGACGAGCAATTCGTCCAGTATCAAAAGGTTATTTCTATGGCTGGCCAGGCGCAATTTATACTAGCGTATATGATGATAATGGCAACATTATTCCACTATGTAAAGTCGCTGGTCTCACAGAGGATTTCAAAACCGAACTTCGTGATAACTTTGACGAATGGTATATGTGCCCGCTAACCATCGGCGGAATGATGGTTTCAACCGCACAGGCGGAAAGTGATGGAACTGGAATCTCAATTCGCCACCCTTATATAAAGAGTATTAGAAAGAATGACATAGATCCAAAAGATTGCACTTTGTCAAAAATTCTTTCTTAATATAAATAAATAAGTTGTCCCTCCGACAACGAGGAGGATT